AGAGAATTCCGAAGCAACCGCTGAGGAAACCACAACAAAGGAGAACAAAGTGTCAGAAATTACTTCTGAGGCTCCTATCGCAACCGAAGCGGTAGAAGCGACACAGGCTCCAGTTGTAACTGCTCAATATGTGGCATACACAAAGCCACGCGTTAATGAGAATGTTACAGCAGGACAATATGCAGCAGCACAAATTCGCGCTATTCAAGGCGATACAGATGCACGCGATTTAATTGCAGCATTACAAATTGCAACAACAGGCGAGAACACAGGAATGGTTCCACCTAACTACCTACGCGATGTAATCGGAGTTATCGATTCATCTCGACCATTCATTGATTCAATCGAGCGCGCTCCACTTCCACCAAGTGGTCTTAAGGTGTTCACACCTGTGCTTGGAAATCAGGCAATCGTAGGACAAACTGCTGAGGGTGTAGAGTTTGCATCACAAGATACAGCAGTAACATTCCAAGAAGACACAATCGTAAAATTTGCTGGTGCAAATGTTGTGAATGTTGAACTTCTTGATCGTTCAGACCCATCATTCTTGGATCTATTAATTCGTGAACTTGCTGCATCATACGCACAAAAGACAGATGCTTATGCAGCTAAGATCGCATCAGAGGCAGCAGCCGGTTCATCAGGATCAACAATTTATGCAGCAATCGCTGATGGAATTGCAGATGCTTATGGCGTTATGCGCTTCACACCAAACCGTTTGATGGTTGCTCCATCAGGTGGCGAGGATGGCATCGACTTCGCTGGATTACTTGGCGCAGTTGCAGATGGTCGTCCACTATTCGCAGCAGCAGCTCCACAAAACGCAGCTGGATTAATTTCACAAGGTTCAACAGCAGGAACAGTCGCAGGACTTGACCTAGTTGTAGATCCTAACTACACAGGTGATAATGCAAATGTAAAGCATGCATTAATTTATCCTTCAGCAGCTATGCGATTCCACGAGTCAGGAACATTTGATATTCGTGCAAACATTGTTGCAAATGGCCGCGTTGAAATCGGTCTTTATGGTTATGTCTGTGCAGTAAATCGTTACCCAGCAGCATTCCGTAAGTTATCAGTAGCTTAATTTAATTGAGTGCCTAAGGTTGCTCCCGATCTTAGGCATCCATTAATGGGAGTAAGGAGATGACATGCCAAGTATAATTACAGCCACCGAGTTGCGATCCGTGCTTGGTGTGTCATCATCCTTGTATAACGATGCTTATTTAGACGGAATTATCGACACAGCAGAAAACACAATTTTGCCAATGTTAGTTACATTTAAGAGCGCAGTTCAAAAAACAGTTTTACAAGATAATCTTGCCACATTTACAACAGTTGGCGTGCATGAATTTACCGAAGGACAATCGGTAGTTATTGCTGGTTGCTTGAGTCCATATAACGGAACTCGCACAGTATTAGCAGATAATCTTGGCGACTATACTTTTTCAGCTAGTATTACAAACGCAGATGTTAAAGAAGCAAATGTTATTCCAAGCGGAAGTGCCACACTAACAGGCGCTTCAACTTATGTTGGAAATCAGTCAGTTCGATCCGCAGTACTTGTCATTTCAGTAGAAGTCTTCCAATCAAGAGTTGCAGCAGGTGGACAAATAGAAGGCGTTGATTTTACAGCCACACCTTACAGAATGGGTCGCAGTTTATATTCAAGAGTAATTGGAATTCTCGGGCCTTATGTAGATGTTGAAGGTATTTGTCAATAATGCCTAACCAAACAATACTTGAACAAGTTCGCACCCCTTTAGCAACTGCATTATCTAGCGTTGCCGGAAATGTTTATTCATTTGTGCCTGAAACAGTAATCCCGCCAGCTGTAGTAGTTGTGCCGGATTCACCATACCTAGAATTTGAAACAATTAGCAAATCAAACATTCGCGCTAAGGTCAATATGACCATCACAGTTGCAGTTGCATATAATAGCAATCCTGCATCACTCGACAATATCGAGCAGTTAGTAATTAGTGTTCTGGCAGTTATTCCAGCAGGCTACATTGTCAGTTCGGTCGAAAGACCAACAGTTACACAAGTTGGAGCATCAACTCTGCTTATCGCAGATGTTAGAGTCAGCACCTATTACACGAGAACAATCTAAGGAGAAAAATGGCAACGACAGTTATTACCGGTCGAGATATTACCTTCACAATTGGCGGTAATAATTTCGATGCACAAGCAACAACCGCAACGCTTACTGGTGAGATGGATCGCCAGACATATCAGACACTAGACGGAAAAGTCTTTAAGGTAACTGATAACAATTTCACATTTGATGTTGAAATGTTAGCCGACTGGGGCGCAACTGGATCTCTATGCGAAATTCTATGGGGCGTTGCAGAGTCAGCACCAGATACAGCAATCAGCACAGTATTCACAGCTACTTCAGGCGCAGTCTTTACTTTCCAAGTATTGCCAATGTGGCCATCAGCTGGCGGAACTGCACCAGATGCTCAAACAGTATCTTTATCATTCCAAGTTATTGGAGTGCCAGCAGAATCATTTAGTTAAGAAATAAAACGGGAGCAAACAATGAAGTTACCAATTACAATTGAATATAACTCAGGCGAGCAAGCCACTTATGTAGCACAACCGCCTGAGTGGGCTAAATGGGAAAAGCAAACTGGTCATACCATAAGCCAAGCAAAAGAAAAACTTGGTATGTGGGATCTAATGTTTTTAGCATACAACGCACACAAGCGCGAAGCTGCTGGAAAGCCAGTTAAACCATTTGATGCTTGGATGGAAACAGTCGGCGATGTAATAGTCGGTGATGCAAACCCAAAAGTCATCCAGCAGGAAGCCTAAACAGATTATTGGTTGAGTTGGCACTAGCCACACAAATTCCAATGAGCGAATGGGTTGATTCAGACGACATTTTAACAGCTATCGAAGTATTGGAGCAGAGGTATGGCAAGTGAAACAATCGCCTACAATAAAAAAGACCTGCGCGATATTTACAAGGCTTTTAAACTTATGGATGACCAAGCTACTGACGAAGCACGCCGTCAATCTGCTGCTCTGGCGTATTTTGCATCTGAGGAAATTAAACAAGCAGCTGGACAAAGAACAAAGGCTGGCAAAGTTGCGCAGAGAGTCGCGGATGGCGTTAGCATCTCTAAGTCAAGCAAGATCGGTGAATTCAGTTATGGATTCGCACGCCAGAAATTTTCAGGTGGTGCTACTACGCAAACCCTATGGGGTGGCATTGAGTTTGGTTCAAATAAATTCAAACAGTTCCCTGCATATTCTGGGCGGTCAGGTCGTGGATCTCGCGGATGGTTCATTTATCCAACCCTTCGCAGAATTCAGCCTGAATTGATTAATAAGTGGGAAGAAAGTTTTAATCGCATCATTAAGGAATGGGTCTAATGGCAACCGGTAATAGAACTTTAAAGTTATCAATCCTTGCAGATGTTGATGATCTAAAAAAGAAGTTAGGCGAAGCCGACAAGGCTGTCGAAACTAACTCAAGTCGAATTGCAGATTTTGGGAAAAAGGCTGCTGCTGCATTTGCCGTAGCTGCTGCCGCTGCCGTTGCCTATGCCAGCAAATTAGCCATTGATGGGGTCAAGAGTGCAATAGAGGATGAGCAGGCACAGTTAAGGTTAGCCAACGCTCTAAGACAGGCCACAGGGGCAACAGATGCCCAAATAGCGGCAACTGAGGACATGATCCTTCAGACTAGCCTTGCAACTGGCGTTGCCGATGATCAATTAAGACCGGCATTACAGAGATTGGCAGTATCTACAAAATCAACTGAGGAAGCCCAAAAATTATTAACCCTTGCTTTAGATATTAGCAAAGCATCAGGTAAAGATTTAGAAACTGTAACAAATGCTTTAGGTAGAGCACAGGATGGAAATGTTACTTCACTTGGTCGATTAGGTCTTGGCTTATCAAAGGCCGAATTGTCAACTCTTACATTTACTGAGGTTCAACAGAAACTTGCTGATCTTTATGGTGGCGCAGCAGCTACAAATGCTGAAACCTTTCAAGGAAAGATTGATCGTTTAAAAGTAGGATTTGATGAAGCTAAGGAATCACTTGGCACAGCATTACTTCCAACAGTTGAGCAATTTATTACATTCTTAAATGAAACAGGCATTCCAAGCCTAAATGCTTTTATTGCAGGATTAACTGGAGCAGGTGGATTAAATCAAGGATTTACGGAAACTCAAAAAAATGCAGAATCTTTTGGCAGAGCAATTGGAGTGGTATCTGGAATCATTTCAGGATTTATTACATTCTTGCGCGAGGCAATTGGCTTAGTCGTATCTCTAGCCAATGAGTTAATCAGAGTTGTAAATATTATTCCGGGCGTGAATGTGGGTTCATTACCTAATCCCGCACCATCAGCTAGTAGATCATCATTACCTAAAGTACCTAGTTCAACCGGTAATTTTGGCGGTGGCGGTATGGGTCAAATAACAAACATTACAGTTAATGCAATCGATGGCGAAGGTGCTGCAAGAGCCGTTGCAAAGGTAGTTAATCAATCAGCTGCTCGAAGTGTGCCATTACTTACTGGTAACGGTATTAGACTTCAATGAGTGCTTTTACACCTGACTGGAAGTTAACTGTCGGTGGTGTTGATTATACTGACATAGCAATAAGCGACATTCTACATGAAGCAGGTCGCACAGATATTTACCAACAGCCATCACCATCATATTGCTCAATAACTTTAATTGCATTAAATGGTCAAACCTTACCTTTTGATATTAATGATTCTTTTGACTTACAAATAAAAGATTCAACTGGATCTTATGTAAGTTTATTTGGTGGCGACATTACAGATGTGACTGTTGAGGTAGGTGCTACTGGCTCAGCTGCAACAGTTGTCCAATACACACTTATTGTTATGGGTTCATTAGTTAAGTTAGCCAAAGAAATTTGGGATGATAATATCTCTCAAGATGAGGATGGCAACCAAATCTATGAAATCCTTTCTAGTGTATTGCTTGGAACTTGGAACGATGTGCCATCTGCTACAACTTGGGCAACTTACAATGCAACTGAAACTTGGGCGAATGCAGTCAATCTAGGACTTGGCGAAATAGATCAACCTGGTCTTTATACTATGACCGCTCAATCTACAACTGTAAACACTATTTACAATGTGGTTTCAGATATTGCTAATTCAGCATTTGGATATATTTATGAGGATAATCAAGGGAATATCGGTTATGCAGATGCAGACCACAGGCAAAATTATCTTTTAGTTAATGGTTATATTGAACTCGATGCTCGCCATGCGTTAGGTGCTGGCTTATCTACTGTTATGAGATCAGCAGATGTTCGTAATGATATTTATATCAATTACGGAAACAATTACAATTCACAGGTTACTGCCACAGATGCCGCTTCGATTGCTCTATATGGCTACAAAGCCGAAAGCATTAACTCAAGGGTTCAGGGTGCTGTTGATGCTCAAGCTATTGCCGACCGATACATAGATCAAAGAGCTTATCCAGTTCCAGCATTTCAATCGATAACATTTCCAATTACTAGCCAAGAAATAGGTAACGCAGATCGGGATGATCTATTAGCTGTATTTATGGGAATGCCAGTAGATATTCAAAACCTGCCTGCTCAAATCTCAGGTGGGGCATTTCAAGGTTATGTTGAGGGCTGGTCATGGAGCACTAGGTTCAATGAATTGTTCCTCACAATCAATGTTTCCCCAGTCGCATTTAGCCAAGTGGCGATGCGTTGGAATACAACCCCAGCCACAGAGGCTTGGAACACAATAGACCCAACTTTGACTTGGGAATACGCTACAATAATCTCATAAGAATAGGATAATATGCCAACTACTACTAACTTTGGCTGGACAACACCAGCCGACACCGATCTAGTTAAAGATGGTGCTGCTGCAATTAGAACCCTCGCAGGAAATATCGACACATCTTTAGTTGATCTCAAAGGTGGAACAACTGGTCAGGTATTAACAAAAGCATCCGGAACAGATTTAGATTTTAGTTTTACAACAATTGCAGCGGGTGGAATTACTTTAATTTCTGAAACAGAATTAAGTGCTGTTACAAGTGTAACTTTGTCAAGCATCCCACAAACTTACAAGCAAATTCTTTTTGTTTTTCATGGAGTTAGACACTCAACAACTGGCAGTCAATTTTCTGTAAGATTAAACAATGCTTCAACTTCAATATATAAAATAACAGGATTAACTGGCAAAGGCTCAGTTGAAGTTCATGGAAGCACTCAAGATCAATTACTTGGTCAAAAGGCAGGTTTTAACATTTTTGGATTTGGTCGTGCTGCAAGTGGTGGAACTTTACAAGATGATGTTAAGGGCATGTTATTAGTTGATAATTACACTTCAACAAGTAAATTAAAATTTGGACGATTTATAACAAATTACTACGATAGTACTGATGGCAATTATATGCTTTTAGATTATACATTTACTTTTAACAGCACTTCAGCAATCACTTCAATTGATATTGCTAGAGATGGCGGTTCAGCCACTTTATCTAATGCAACAGACACTTCTATTAGATTGTATGGTATCTCATAATGACTAAATTAATTGTAAATGTAGAAACAGGCGAAGAAACATTAAGAGAACTTAATGATGAAGAATTGAAGCAGATGGAAATTGATGCTGCCAATTCATTAACAAGACAAGCCGAAGCGGAAGCAAAGGCAGCAGAACGCCAAGCCATTCTTGATCGCATCGGATTAACTGCCGATGAATTAAAAACAATACTTGGCTAATGAAGCCTTGGTTATCTAAAGCTGCCAATACGCTTCGCGACCAAATAAATGAAACATGGTTGGATCGCGATAAGCGAAGTGATGGGTGGATTGGTGATTCTAAACATGCACTACGAGCAACCAAATCGGATCACAACCCAAGACCCGATACAGGAGAAGTTTGTGCGCTCGATATTGACGCTGGCTTATCTAACGAGCAAGGGATTAGTTATGCTTTGGCAGATCAGCTTCGACTCACAGCAAAAAAAGATAAGCGTATATCTTACATAATCTTTAGTAAGAAAATCTGCTCAAATAAGTCATTATGGCGATGGGTCAAATATCGCGGCATCAACCCACATGATAAGCACATTCACATCTCTTTTAAACCAAATCAAAATGGCAAAAAGTTCGACATCCCACTACTGAAAGGCAATTAATGAAACTCACCAAAAAACACAAAGCAGCAATTAAGTCATATTTGAGAGCTGTGGCAGCTAGTGGAATCACAGTAGCCTTAGCAATAGTGGCTGACATTCATCCAGCCTATGCAACTATGCTTGGTGCGATTGTTGCGCC